ATATTTATCACCTGACAATAAAACATGAGCCGAACGATTTGCGACCTTTGGAGAATATCCAGCTTTTCGAGCACATTCGGCATTTGAGTAGATGCCTTCCACATAGTGTCGTGCAAACTCTCTCTGACGATTAGTGAGCTTTCGATCTGAGCTTTCTTCTATATCCCTAGCTATAGATTCCATATTCTCTTTATAGACTTTTGTTACACTTTTTGTAAAAACTTTTTTTTGAAAAATAGAAAAAACACCCTGATAGGCTCTAGAAGTGTAACAAACGTAACAAAAACGAGGAGAAGTGTAACATGGTTTTTTTCAACTATTGTTGGATAATATTGTTTCTTGTTACACTTGTTACACTTGTTACACTACATTTGAAAAAAAATTATTTTTTTTTTATTTTTAATCTGAGGAGTATATATAGAAAAACTGCTCAATAAGTAAATATATATAAAGCACTTGTAGAACGTGTTCAATCGTGTATACTGTCATTAGCATCAATTTACTTATATAAAGGAGAAGAAAATGCATAAATTAGTATTCAAAGGCGAAGGTCTCAGAAAATTGATTAAATGGTCAGAGGGCAGAGAAAAGAGACTCCCTTATACAGATACCATAACCAAGAAGATGGGTCTGACTTTAGTGAAGGACGATGGCATATATGTGATGGCATCGACCACAGAAACTTTCCCCAAGGAGAATGGTGAAAGAGGATCGTTTGTTGTTTATGCTGAGGGTTATGATCTTAACCAAGATGATCTATGGGAGAAGACCCATGAGGTTTCGGGCGATGACTTTGCCGAGTGGATTCCATTGCAACCAAAGATGGTATCCAACTTGAAGCATACCAAGAACCCAGAATTAATAATTAAACTTTCAGAAACTCAACTAGAAATAAGTGCATAGGAGAAGGCTTATGGAATTACGCATAATAAAATTTAAACCACTAGACGATCAATCTCGTTTGAATATGTCGCACAAAGTTGGCGATTTAGAACTTAGCTTTGAAAAACTTATCGGTACATTTGGAGAACCAAACTTTGGTAACGATGGTTATAAGACTGATGCTGAATGGGGCATTGAGTTTGATGATGGGACGATTGCTTCCATCTATAATTATAAAAATGGCAGAAACTACAATGGTCAATATGGTCTTGACGTTAAGGACATTTCTCATTGGAGCATAGGAGGTCATTCGGACAAGTCTTATAACAAGGTCATGGATGCCGTTTGTGACTATCTTTATATCTCGGCAAAATATGGAACTTGATTGCTTTTGTGTGATGCTCCTCGGGGCATCATGCATGATCAATTAACCAAAAAGGAGAAGTAAAATGAGAGCATTACTAATTGATCCAATAGAACAGAAAGTATCGGAATTTGATTACGATGGTGACAGTTCTAAAATTTATGAGTTGTTGGAGACCTCGGGTCATAGACCAAGGTTCTTTGATGTTGTGTCGATACCATTTGGTAATGACGGCATCTACATAGATGATGAGGGATTATTTGCCCCTATTCAATTTATGTGGAGTTTTAATTGGCATAATTGGAAAGAACCAATCAGACTTGTTAACAAGGCTTTAGTTATAGGTTGTGATAATAATGGCGATGCAGAGGATAGCACAAGTGGAGTTGAAATTATAAACCATATAAAGTGGGGAGCATGGGGAAAATGATTGATAGAGAGGAAATATATAACTTTTTTTTGGATCTAATGTCAGATCAAAATGGAGACTTAAACAATGCTCAATTCACATTCTTAAAAGATGAGAAGAATGAAATCATTATTAGATTTTGGATTGAAGATTCAAAGGATCAAAAAAATGATTAATTGTGAAATCTGTGGCAAGAAGACCTATGAGCGAAGTGGCAATATCCTCGATGATGGTCGCTTTGTTTGTGTCTTCTGTGAGCAAGACCTAGATCCAATAACCGAGATGCTTGAGGGGAAGACCCTCGAGCAACTCAACGAGTTGGAGAAGAGGACAAATGACTCCATCGAAGATATGGAAACTTATTTAAAAACTCTTGAGGATGAGTTGTCTGATTTAGATATAGGTTGGTCTGCGTTTCATCGGACAGTTAAAGAGAAGCTTCAAGCTAAAGATCTGATATCCGAGATCCAAGAGAAAAAAGGTAAGTTTTTAATTTGCGATTTTTGTTCAATAGAAATTAAAAATGATGGTGAAGGTTCGGCATTTTCAAATGGATCTGCTTTCAGCAATGTTGGAACTGATGATCGCATAGCTTGTGCTGATTGTTGTGGAAATATTAAAAGTAACTGAATGCATTGGTGTGATGACCCTCGGGTCATTATGCCTGTGTAGTCAATTCCGATTGCACAACCATGAGAAGGAGAAGACTTATGGGCAAAATGAAAAATTATTACGATGAACTCTGTGAGGATGCGTTGACCATGGATCGTGGTTCGTGGATCTTGAAATATGGAGTTCAGCTATTACCACACTTTGAAGAGACCAACAGAGACTGTAAACAACATTACATCTTGTCTCGGTTGGATAAACTTGTTCGAAGGAAGGAGCAAGACAATGCAAACTAGTGTAACAACTTGGGTCACGATTTTGATGATTCACTTTCCTGACCCAGAGCAATGCAACCACTACCATGAAGCGATGCATGGTGACAATGGTGAATGTTTCGAGATCACGAAGTTCATTACATATGAACCGATCCCAACCGAGCATATACCATTACCACCATCTCGCCCTGGAATTTTTGAAAAGAAGGAGGGTATATAATGCCTAATCATTGTTATCAACAGGTTCACTTACGTGGACCTAAAGATTTAATCGTTCGGCTGCATGACGAGTTGAAGTCAAATGGTCGGTTCTGTGACCATGTCATACCGATGCCGATTGAGACTTGGATCAAACCCGATGTCGATGTAACTGTGACTACTCAAAAGGGTAAGGTCGATTGTAGTAACCCAGATTGGTACGAGTGGCGATGTGATAATTGGGGAACAAAATGGGATGTCGTGAATGTCGAGATCACCGATTGTTCTTGGGGAAAGAAAAACGAATTTGAAATGGTTTTTTCAAAAGAGCCGATAGAATCATTTGCTTTTAATTGTTGGACGGCTTGGTCTCCCCCATTGCCAGTTTGGAACAGATTGCACGAACTCGGAGTTGAGATTGATGCAAGCTACCAAGACGAGGGTGGCATGTTCGAGGGTGAATATGTTAATGGTGTAGATAATTCATGGAGTCCTGAAGACGAGGAGGAAAATTATGGTTCTTAAAATAGTTGAAGTTCCTTCAGTTGTTTATGAAGTTCACGATGAGGATGGTGAAGTGTATGGCAATGAAGCTGGAAATTGTTGGGATACATATGAGGAAGCTCAAGAAGTTTTGAATCATTATTTAAACTCAAAGACATATTATATAAAGGTGAGGGCAGAGTATTCTGCCTTCATCCCTATCGAAGCTGACTCCGAGATGAATGCTCGGATATTAGCTGAACAAAAATTGTTCGATGGTATGAACGATGAATATCAACCATATGTAGATATAGAGGAGTACGACCCGAATGACTTTACTTAAACATGTCGATCTGTGCTCGGGGATCGGGGGCTTTGCTCTCGGTTTCCGAATGGCACAACTATCCAACCCGATTTTATTTTGTGATATAGAGCCGTGGTGTAGAAAAATTTTAAAACAACATTGGGCTGATGTCCCGATTTATGAAGATGTAAAGGAGATTGCAAATGACCCAGAAAGATTTATTCCCCGAAGACCCGATATCCTCACCGCTGGATATCCATGCCAACCCTTCTCAGTCGCTGGCAGAAGAAAAGGCGAGAAAGACGACAGACATATCTGGCCAGAAATTTTTTCCATTATTCAATCCCGAAGACCGACTTGGACAGTTTTCGAGAATGTTCGTGGGCACATCACTATGGGTCTCGACTCGGTGCTCGCTGACTTGGAAAGAGAAGGCTACTCCACAAGGACGTTCATTGTTCCAGCTATCGGTGTCGATGCACCGCACAAAAGGGACAGAGTCTGGATCGTCTCCCGATGCACCGAAGGCATGGGCTACTCCACAAGCGACAGATGGAACTCGGTCGGGTCAGATCCGAACTCGAGATCAACTTTCGGAAAAAGCAAAGAAGGGTGGATGCAAGAATCTTCGAGAGGAGGTTCATCAATATCCGAAACCGAGTTCGTTATGGCCAACACCGAGGGCAACATCTCGGATGGCATACGCAGAGAAGCCGACCAAGAGTCAGATCGAGGGAACGCACGGATGGAATCTGAATGCAGCCGTGACCGACAGTCTGTCTCCAGACCCACATCGACTATGGCCGACTCCAGACGCATCGATCAGGGGAGCGAGGAAAAATCAGAATGGACATCAGGTGACTCTTCAGGACGCAGTCTCGGGTCAGACTCCAGAAGCGAGAGCAAAGATGGGCTTTCCAGAACCAGATCAAATCTGGCCAACACCGAGAGCCAACAAAGTTCATCCAGTAATAACCGAGGAGAACCGAGAGAAGTTAGCCAATCGGAACAAATCCAATCTGGAGGAAGTGGTGGCTGGTCGGATGTGGCCGACACCGATGGCTCACGAAGCTCGTCTCGGGTACCAGGATCGGTCTCGGGGCAAGAAGGGAACTCAGGAGAGTTTGACCACGAAAGTGATCAATGCACAAGGGGGGCGAGACAAGGTCTATGGCCAACTGAACCCAACGTGGGTAGAGTGGCTGATGGGATACCCAACCGAGTGGACCGTATTAAAGGATTAGGAAATGCAATCGTACCTCAAATCGCTTATCGGATCGGTCTCTGCATCAAAGAAGCAGAAACCAACTGAACCCAAGAAAGACGATCTGGATCGGTTCCTTCGGGAACCGAGGATCGAGAAGCTATTGCGTAGGATCAGGACTCTAAGGAAGGAGGATAGTAATGAACCTAGAGGATGAGTTTGATCCAGAACCAGTGATCGAGGGCTTACGAGCTACGTTGCCCAAGATCTTGGAATTTGAAGATCTGGCTACTTTGATGTACACGATCGCTAAATATTACGGGTTATCGGAACGGGAGACTGCGTTTCTATTTACTGCAATCTTGCATCGTATGCATCTGGAAGCCGAAGAAGAAGACTTAAAACATTAACAAGGAGAAGAAATGATCTGGAAGGCGATGGCACTAATGTGCGTCCTAGAAAATGGTGAAACGACCTGTCCGACTGTCTTTTTTGATGAGTCGTTCACCTCGAAACGTCAATGTGAGGCGTGGCTTGTTGAGAAACGCATTTTTAAATTATCAAGGAACAAGAAAATAGTACTTGATGATTGTTACCAACAAGCATATATAGAAGAGTAGTGAGTCTCTTGTTTAATAGTAAGGAGGAAAAACATGGAGAAACAAACTAGAGGGAGACCTAGAGTTGATGAGAAGGCTAGATTTAAGAACGTAGCTCTTCTTGACGACTGTCATGATAAACTCCGAGAAATGGCTGACTTGAATGAGAGAACCATGACTCGGGAACTTAAGATTATCATATCAAAAGAATACGATAGAAGGTTTTCCGAATAAAAAAAGGCTCTCGTCTATAGCTAGGGAGGAAATATATAGACGAGAGCCAAGTCTCAGGGAAACTAAAATGAATGTCAAAGAGTAGCCCCCTATAAAATTTCTGTCAAACTTTTTGCAACTTTTCAATCTTTATTTTTAAAAGCGTGATAATTTCGGCTCGTATGCCGGATATCGTTCTTTCGTTCTTTCTGCCACGATCGATCTCAAGCTGCTCAAGTTCTTGAAGACGTTTTAATCTTTTTTCAACTTCTTCCATTGCTTTATCTTTTCTGACATTTCTTTTCTTACACCCTTATTGGTAAGTCGATAGGTCTGAGATCTATCTTTCGGGATCGGTTTCAAAGCAAACATTTCTTCAAATTTTTTATTTTGCATTTTTCTTCTTCGGAAATATAATTATGTTTTCTTTTTTCATCCCCCGAATAAACTCGGTGGCGATGTCTGGAGTGAGACCAGTTATATTACTGAACTTTTGTATCGCCTGGTCTCTTGTGAGAAGACCACGTTTATAGTCTAATAGCATATCTACACTCGACATTACTTTGGATTTAGGGTCAACCATTCTCTTACTTCCTCTCCTAATACTTGGGCACTAATGCCTATTTTACTTTGTAGTGACTTGACGATTTTCTCATCGATAGATCTTTCGCATAGTAGATCTATATATGTCACCGATTTAGTCTGCCCGATTCTATGACACCGATCCTCTGATTGTGATCGAGTATCCAGATTAAAATCGTTAGCATAGTATACGACTGTATTAGCCGCATTCAAAGTTAAACCTCGACCAGCCGTTGCCGGATTACCAACTAAGAACCTGAGACCCGAAGGTTCAAACTGAAAGTCATGAATAATCTTCTGTCTTTCGTTCTCGGTTGTGTCCCCGAAGAACGATGCAGCCGATGCGTCCCCGAAAGTTCTTTTCAGGGTTTCGGTGATCGTGATTATGTCTTGCCGGAAACGTGACCAAATAATCATCTTCCCCGAAGTTTCGTGACATATATCCATGAGTGCATCTAACCTACGAGTTGGGAAGGTGACAATTTCACCATCATCAGTCTTAAGATGCCCCGAAAGTATTTGTTGCAACCGTAGCATCTGTGTGATGACTGCTGGTGCACTGACATATTCATCGTCTCCCAGAATAACCAGAGCTTCTTTTTGTATCTTTCTATACATATCAGCCTGATCATCAGTCATATCGATGTATCGGGTAGTATATATCTTAGATGGCAGATCCAGACAGTCTTCCTTAAGAACCCGAAATGTGTATGGATCTATGAGCTTAGTTAGCTCTTCTATTCTCTGGAACCCGACCACCTGATTGAAAGATCGTGTACCCATCTTTGTATTCTTCAGCACGGCATACCGCCCTTGAAACGAGTAGAAAGATTTATGACCCAAGATCCGGGGGTCGAGGAACATGCACTGAGAGAATAAATCCAGGGGCGAGTTGGTAACTGGTGACCCTGTAAGTATTCTTCTATACCGAAACATAGTAGATAGTTTTATAAGAGCCTTGGTTCTGGCTGCCTTGTGGTTTTTGATCGTGGTTGATTCGTCCACGGCTATGAGACCCTTAGACCCGAACTTATTGGCAAAGAACTCACCGGCCTCCCGACCCTTGAGAGAGGAGAACGCTTCAACATTCATGACAAAGACCTTCATCTTGCCCCGAGCGTTGACCATTGTCTTAATCTCTTGCTTTCTCTTTGCCGTCATAGGACTTTGCCAGCTAGACATATACGTGGTTATTGATTCCCAGAAGTGCTTTGGAATCTCCAACTCTATCCAGTTTCTATATACACCCTTAGGTGCGATGATAAGAGCAAACTCTATTTGATCTTCAACATAAAGTCTGGCAATATCATCTAAGAGCACTTTACTTTTACCTGTACCCATCTCCATGAAGTACCCGAAAGCGTCCTTGCCGGTTGACTTCCTCAAAGCATCTATCTGATGCTTATATGGTTTCGTTTTAAAATTGTAGTTGACATTCATAATATTCCTCCTATGTTATCTTATACGGCATCATGAGGGTGTCGTCAATATTAACTTAAACCTGAAGAGGATGTACTTGTCATGAAGACAGATATATTAAATGAGGAGATTTTTGCCGATGCTTCGTCCCTAAAAAATGTGGGGACACAAGAAGGTAAAGAGCTTTCTGGGTTGGTTGGTCAGTTGAACGGTGTCATGGAGCAAATCAATGACACTGAAGAGCATCTGAAACAACTCAAAGCAGAAAAGCAGCGACTGTCCATAGAAATAATTCCACAGAAGATGGATGAGATGGGCATTGAGCGAGTAGATGTAGAGGGGGCTACGGTGTCATTAGAACCATTCGTCTCTGCAAGCATACCGAAAGACAGACGAGAAGAAGCCTTTGCTTGGCTTCGGGAAAACGGTCTGGACGACATAATCAAGAATGATGTGATACTTTCCTTTGGTAGGGGCGAGGATAACATTGCCGGTTCGCTTATGGTTGAACTTGAGGGCAAAGGTTTTCATCCCGAATCGAAGACGCACATTCATGCTATGACGTTGAAAGCTTTTGTTAAGGATCGCTTCGAGAGTGGTGAACCTATTGATCTTGATCTATTCGGTGCGTTTGTCGCCCGATCAGCTAAAATAAGGAGGAAATAATGGCTAATGAGATCTCAACTAAAAAGGATAACCTTCCAGCCGCAATGATGGACGAGTTATTATCTAATGCAGGAGAGGGTATTGATTATGCTCCTGATGAATTACAGATTCCATTTGTACGTGTCATCCAAGCTTTATCCCCACAGATAAAGAAGAATGATCCTTTGTTTATCAAGGGTGCTTCTATGGGCGATGCGTTCAACACCGTGACAGGTGACTATTGGAGTAGCGAGGACGGATTCCATGTCATACCTTGTTTGCAACAGACAAAGTATCTTGAGTTCATTCCTCGTGATCAAGGCGGTGGAGGTTTTGTTGGTGAGTTAAATGCTGACAATCCCGATGTCGCAAAGGCAGAGCGAACAGGTGGGAAGGAAATCCTTCCTAATGGCAATGAGTTGGTCATTACAGATCAACACTACTGCATTCTTCTGGGCGATGACGGAATGAATCAGCCTGTAATCATAGACATGAAGTCTACGCAGCGCAAAGTTTCAAGACGTTGGAAAACACAAATCGCAATGCAGAAGATCAAGGAACCTAAAAGCGGGAAAATGCTTACTCCTAGTTTGTTCTCTACAATATGGCACTTTAAAACCATAGAAGAGAGTAACGACATGGGTAGCTGGTTTAATTGGTCTGTGGAAAAAGTTGGTCTTGTACAGGACGTGAACTTGTATCACGAAGCAAAGGCTTTTCGTGATCAGATCCAAAGGGGCGAAGCGAAAGCCGTGGCTGAAGACCACAATGAGGTGCAGTCGCAGTCTGAGGACGATCAAGTACCATTTTAGGGTTGAGAGGGGGAGCCTCTCACATGTCATTGGCGCTCCCCCTTTCTTTTTTATGATCGTAAGGAGAGTTCATGTCTTTAGTAGATCGTTTCATGGAAGCGTTCAAAGGTTCAGATCTTGCTCATGGGCAGACTATGATAGGAAGCAAAAGGCGCAACGGTAAGACGGACGCAAAGAGTTTCATTGTCAAGCAACCTCTGACCAGGGATCTTATAGAAGAGCACCTCAAAGGTTCGAAAGGTGTAGGGTCTATACCTATTAACGGTAATAACATGTGTAACTTTGGTGTGTTGGATATTGATACATATCCGATAGACCATAAAGAGATTTATAAGAAGTGCCGTAATTTCAAACTACCATTAGTAGTTTGTAGATCAAAGTCTGGCGGTGCTCACTTATTTTTGTTCATGAAGAACGAAACAAGCGCAGTAGAGATCAGAGATTATCTAGGAGAGATGTCGGCTGCATTAGGCTATTCGGGTTGTGAGATATTCCCGAAACAAGATCAGATATTAACGGATCGTGGAGATGTCGGTAATTTTATTAACCTACCATACTTCGATGCGAAGAACACTGTCAGATATGCGATTGACCAAAACGGTGATGATCTGACCGTTGAACAGTTTCTTGACGAGGTAGACAAGAGACGCACAACTATAGCTCAACTTGAGAAGATAGACTTTGGCACACAGAGACAACAATATGCAGATGCTCCACCATGCCTACAGATGTTTCTGACGATGGGCATACCAGAGGGTACGAGAAACAAGGTTATGTTTAATTGTGCCATGTATCTCAAAAGAAAGTTTCCAGATACGTGGAAACAGAAGCATGAGGAGATGAACCAGAAGCACTGTACACCTCCCTTACCGGCTACGGAGATAGTCAGCTTACAAAAACAACTTGATAAGAAAGAATACTTTTATACATGCAAAGAGGAGCCTATGGCTAGTCACTGTAATAAATCCATATGTAAGTCTAGAACATACGGAGTTGGTGACTCGGAGAATGTGCCCAAGATAGGAGGGCTAACGATATTGCTATCTGAGCCACGTCTTTTCTTTTTGGATGTCGATGGTCAGAGGTTAGAGCTTACGACAGAACAGTTACAGATGCCTCTTCAGTTTCAAAGAGCCTGTATGGAACAAATCAATCGTATGCCACCCATACCAAAATCTACAGAATGGCAGCCGATGATAGGAAAGTTATTAAACACTGCAACACATGTAGAGGTATCTGAAGAACTTACGAGTGCTGGCCAGTTTAAAGAATTGCTTGAGATATTCTGCGTTAGCCGTATTCGTGCAAAGTTTCCTGAAGAAATAGAAATGGGTAAGCCCTGGACAGAGGACGGATATACATATTTTACGATGAAAGGGTTACAAGAGTTTTTGAGGCAGAGAAATTTTACCTTGTTTAACAGACCACAGATTCAGCAAAGACTGAAGGAGTTGAACAATAATGAAAGTTGTCATGGCATATACAAGGTGAAAGCCGAGAGCGGCAAATGGAAAAACATCAGAGTGTGGTGGGTTCCAGAGTTTCAATCAACGGAGGTAGAGATACCTCCACTAAAACAGAAGGAGTACGATGACGATGTCCCATTCTAAGGAATGGCGAGACCAGAGGTATGTAAAGATTGGAGAGCTTGCTGACAAGTTCGGTGTTTCCAAATCTACTATATATAAATGGGTTAACGAAAGAAGCTTTCCAAAACCCATTGTCTTTGGTGAAGCCAAGAAAAATACCACGGTGAGGTGGTTAGAGACAGACATTCAAGAGTGGTTGGACACACGACCAAGAGATAAAAATGATTGAGAGGCTTATACTTGGTCCACCTGGTTGTGGAAAAACGCATACGCTAATCAATATTGTAAAGGAACAACTTCAGGACGGAGTAAATCCTGAGCGTATCGCTTTTGTTTCATTCTCTAAAAAGTCTATAGAAGAGGCTAGGCTGAGAGCCTCGTCAGTTCTTGATTTACCCACGGACAAAGTACCGTGGTTCAGGACTCTACATTCTATTGGATTTAAATGGTTGGGCATGAAAGCTGAAGAGGTAATCACCCGATATGATTTCAACAAGCTCGGGCTACAACTGGGCATGGTGTTTGACAATGGTACGGCATCTAGCATGACAGATGGCCTTTTGCCTGTGTCTGCAAGAGAAGGCAACAAGTATCTCGAACTCATTGGTAGGGCAAAGCTCCGTAAAGTCACCCTTGAGCAACAATATAATGAGTCTGGTAACTATGACATAAGTTGGCCTATGCTTGTTAAGGTTGATGAAATATATGCTGAGTACAAGTCAGAGAATATGAAGTATGACTTTACAGACATGATATCTCTATTTGTTAAACAAGGCACCGCCCCCTCCCTAGATGTGTTGATTGTTGACGAGGCACAAGACCTTACTCCGCTGCAGTGGGATCAGGTAGACGTTCTTAGACAGTCAGTAGAAAAAGTCTGGTATGCCGGTGACGATGACCAAGCAGTACACAGATGGATGGGAGTTGATGTAGGATTGTTTATGAATGCATGTGATGAAGTAGAGGTTTTAGATCAAAGTTATAGAGTTCCGAACTCTGCCCACGCATTAGCACAAAGAGTGGTGTCTAGAATAGCTGATAGGCATGAAAAGAGGTGGAGACCAACGGACAGAGAGGGTTCTGTCACATATCACAGACATTGGTATGATGTGAACATTGACCGTGGTTCGTGGACTATTATGGCAAGAACCAATAAAATTATACAAGATGTTGCTGAGAGCCTTCGACAAGCAGGCTATTACTTTGAGAGAAATGGACGACCGAGTATAGACCCGATGTTACTCAAGGGTATAGAGACTTGGGAAACCTTAGCTGATGACATTTCTGTTTCGATATCAGCGGTTAGAGATCTTTATAAACTCGTACCCAAGAGAGGAGAGAATGCAGTTGTTAAATGGGGATCTTCGAAAACATTAGAGGGTGTAGAAGAGGATGCTATGCTTACCTATGAGGATCTTGTACGGAACCATGGTATGTTAGCTTCTAAGGATACTGATCCTATGTCTATCGTAAACATGTCTCCAGAAGAACAAAGATACATGACCTTGATACTGAAGCGTGGAGAAGATATAAGTAAACCAAGGATTAGACTCTCTACCATTCATGCGATGAAAGGAGGAGAAGACGATAATGTTATATTATTTACAGAGTCTGCGTATCCTTGCGTTGAATCAAAATTTCCAGATGACGAGCACAGAATTTTCTATACAGGCATAACAAGAACAAAAGAAAATCTTCACATCATCGAGTCTGGAGCAAAATATAGGTATGAGCTATGACAGATAAAAAAGGCAGAGATAAAATATTAGAGGCGGCAGCAGAGCTTATCAATGGTACGAGAGCCAAGGACTATGGTGATGCGTACGAGAATCACGATCGCATAGCTAAGATGTGGTCTGTGGTGCTTGAGAAAGAAGTCACGGTAGAACAAGTCTACATGTGCATGATTGCAGTTAAGTTGTCCCGATTGATGCAAACACCCTACCACCAGGATAGCGCAATAGATATCTGTGGGTATGGGGCACTTCTCGGGGAGGCTGGCAATGGCAAGGGATAAGAGCACATTAGATTTCTGGGAACGTCAGGATTATAACCTGATTGACACGGATTGGACGGCACCAGAGGTATTTCCTGATCTGACAAACTGTAAGTATATGGCTATCGATCTGGAGACATATGATCCAAACCTCACGACTCTCGGACCGGGATGGACACGAGACGATGGATACATTGTTGGAGTAGCAGTGGCTGGTGGTGACTTTGAAGGATACTACCCGATCAGACATGAACAAGGTGGAAACCTGTCCAAGAGACGAGTGTTGGAGTGGCTCAAGGCACAACTGGCAACACCCGATATACCAAAGGTCATGCATAACGCAACGTATGATGCTGGATGGTTAAAGGCTGAAGGCATCAAGCTCGAGGGTCGCATTATAGATACGATGATTGCGGCACCGTTGATTGATGAGAACAGATTTAGTTACAGTCTCAACAATCTGGGTAGAGACTATATCAATATGTCTAAGAGTGAGAAAGCCTTGAATGCAGCGGCTAAGAGTTTCGGTCTTGATCCTAAGAAAGACATGTGGCGATTGCCATCTCGGTTTGTCGGGGCATACGCAGAGCAAGACGCTAGGATAACGCTACGATTGTGGCAGACATTCGAGAAAGAGTTAGAGACTCAGGAGTTGATGACTATCTTTGATCTGGAGACCAGTCTTATACCTCTGATGCTCGAGATGAGATCTAGGGGAGTCAGAGTTAACATTGACGGTGCTGAACAGGCAAAGACAAAACTTCTTGGTATGAAGAAAGATATACTTGCAGATATCAAGAAAGACGTTGGATTTGACATAGAGCCGTGGGCAGCGGTCAGTGTTGCAAAGGCATTTGAGAAACTAAAAATACCATTTAGTATGACGAACAATGAAAAGAACCCTGTGCCCTCGTTTACAAAGTCCTTTTTACAAGCCTGTACGCACCCAATAGCCGCCAAGGTCTTGAGACTTCGGGAACTCGACAAGGCGCATAACACATTTATAGATAGTATACTGAAGCATGCTCACAAGGGACGGATACACTGCGAGTTTCACCAGTTGAGATCCGATGACGGTGGTACGGTAACAGGGAGGTTTTCTTCCTCGAACCCTAACCTTCAGCAGATACCAGCACGAGAGCCTGAAATTAAGTCACTGATCCGTGGTTTGTTCTTACCTGAACAAGGAGAGCGGTGGGGCAGTTTTGACTACTCCTCGCAAGAACCTCGGCTTCTGGTGCACTATTGTGCTTCGCTGGGAGAGCAAGACCGCCACGCACAGATAGATAGCGTTGTAGAAGAGTACCATAAGGGTGATGCCGACTTTCATCAGATGGTGGCTGACATGGCTGGCATCAACAGAAAGCAAGCAAAAACGGTTAACCTAGGCATTATGTATGGCATGGGTAGGGCAAAGCTTGCAGCCACACTAGATATAACGGTAGAGGAGGCGAAGAGTCTTCTTGAGAGGTATCATGACAAGGTGCCATTTGTTAAGGGTCTGGCTGACAGGGTTTCGGTGACCGCCCAGAAATATGGACGTATCCGTACAATTATGGGACGGAAGTGCCGGTTTAATATGTGGGAGCCACGAACCTTTGAATATTCTAAGCCTATCACAGAAAAGGAGATGAAGGAGTCAGCCTTTCCACAGAAGTACAGACGTGCTTTTACCTACAAGGCTCTGAACAAACTTATACAGGGCAGTGCAGCCGATCAGACCAAGAAAGCTATGGCTGATTGCTTTGCCGAGGGTCTGGTGCCGTTGATGACGGTGCATGATGAATTGTGCTTTAGTATTGAAAGTGATGCACAAGCCGCTAGAATCAAAGAGATCATGGAGACAGGATTAGAACTCAAGGTGCCGAGTAAAGTGGATCAGGAGTTAGGCAACAACTGGGGAGAGGTAGGATAATGAAACCGTTAAGTGAACCTTTTGAAGATGCAAACCTAAGAGTTATAAGTCTAGGTGCTGGGGTACAATCTTCAGTCCTTGTTCTTATGGCGGCAAAAGGGGAGCTAACTCCTATGCCTGACTGTGCTATCTTTGCTGATACAGGGTGGGAGCCTGAAGGTGTGTATGAGCATCTGGATTGGTTAGAGAAACAACTACCTTTCCCTGTGTACAAAGTTATGAGAAGCAACATAAAAGATGATGCTTTGAGTATGAAGAATGCAACTGGGCAAAGATTTGCTTCTATGCCTTTTTACACAGAGAATGGAGGCATGGGGAGACGACAATGCACGTCAGAGTATAAGTTACAGCCTATAAGAAATAAAACCAGGGAACTTCTAGGATTGAAGCCTCGTCAAAGATCTAAAGATTTGTTTGCTGAAACTTGGATAGGTATTAGTTGGGATGAGATCCAACGCATGAAAGAAAGCTGGGTGCCTTACATTAAGCACAGGTGGCCGTTGTTAGAGAAACGTATGTACAGGCATCATTGTCTTGAATGGTTCGAGGAGCGGTATCCGGGGAGAGAACTTGCTAAATCAGCATGCATAGGCTGTCCTTTTCATGATAACAAAGCTTGGAGAGAAATGAAGAATAACGATCCTAAAAGTTTTCAAGAAGCAGTGGACTTTGACAAAGGTATAAGGGTTTCTTCTAAGTTTGATGAAAAACTTTTCTTACATCGGTCATGTAAGCCTCTCGATGAGATCGATTTTAGATCCAGTGAAGACAAAGGCCAGCTATCTTTCTTAGACGAATGTGACGGTATGTGTGGCATGTAGTTGACTTAAAAAGAAATTTCCTGTACTATTCTCGAGATGCTCGATTAGCACCTCTGGTTTCTTCTCCGAAACGATCGCCTGTTTCACAGAGGTGCTAACCACCCCTTTCAGCAATAAGTCTATCTACTGGATTCGGCACTGTGATCGGATTGACTCGGCTTGCTGATGAAGCAGCAGCTGGTCCTGTGATATTGGACAAGATACCTGATAAATTAGGTGCTCCTCCAGTAGTAACGTCTGGTAATTGTGTTTTAGCTTGTTTCATGGCTTCTTGAACAACTGGAGCAACTTCCTCCTCTGTTTGAGTTGTCATTCCCTGCACAGTTCTAGCTGTGCTGGCAGCAAGAATACCTTGAAAGGCAGTAAAACCCTGTGCAAGTGGATCATTGGCTTTAAAGTTACCTTTTAAAAATTGAGAAAATTTTACAGGTTCTCTAGATGCCATCATCATCTTTAAGACTTTTGGATTTCTCAATACTTCAGACATAATCTTAAATCCAGCACCAGTTCCTAAAAGAGTAAGAAAGTTACCGCCAAATAATAGATTGCCAAGTGTAAATCCAAGAGCGATTTGTGGTGCGGCTAGTCCACCTTTACCTTTTATTGCTGTATCTGATGTTTTAATTAGTATCTCTGCTAGTGCACTTAAACCTTCATGTCCGTTTTTGCCAAACATTTTATCCAATGTTTCTTTTCCGTAAGCATTAATAACAGTTTGTAATTTAGGTCCTAGTCTACCTGATTGAAAGTCTTCTGCAAAATTAGGAGCTAACCTTACTTCTCCAGCTTCATCTACTGTAGCACCAATTTGTTTAAGTATTTTGCCCATAGCAGCAGTTCTAACTGTTTCCATAGTGGAGTCAGAAAGAACTTCCTCTGCACGTTTTATTGAAGCAACATCTCTAAACACCGCATCTGCAAGAGAATCAGGATCTGTGGTAGAACGGATTTTATTAATAAATGTTTCAGAGTTTAAAGCTGCTCTTTCTGCCTGTGCCGTTTGTAACTCTTTCAAACCTTGTCCAAGAGGTCCTTTATTAAGAACTTCTTCCATGACACTAGGAGATATGTTAGCTTTACCTCTTTCCATAATAAACAACAAATCATCTAATTCTTTTTTAGAAAAAGTTTTTGGTCCTTTGTAGCCAGGCTCTGTTACATCTCCAAACAATCTGTTTATTGTAGATCCCTTTGAACGAACATTAGCCGCAAACTTTACTGGATCTACAACTTTTAATCCAGTTTTGGGGTCTACCACTAAACTATTGTTCTTTTGAACTTCTAGATACTTTCTTGCTAATTTTTGTCTAATTTCTTCAGCTATTTCTGCACCTGTTCCTCTAATTGCAGATAACTCCATCGCTTCTGTCTCTGCAGCCCTAGCCGCAGCTTCAACATCAAGACGTGTTTTGTTCATTTCAGGTAAAGTTCTAACATCGTCTAAAGCCTGACTTATGCTTCTGTTTCCAATAGTTCTAGTCTTTAATATTCTTTCTCCTTCGGCTAAATCTGCAATACTACCTACTCCTTCTTTTCTTCCTGTAAGAAACTTAGCTGTTGTAGGCACA